TAGGATTAGTAACAGAGAATATAGCTAACAACGAAGAAGGTTTTGTTACTACCTATGGATTAGTACGAAATATTGATACAAGAGGAACATTGCAAGGAGAAACTTGGGCTGATGGAGACGGACTTTATCTATCTCCGACTACATTTGGAGGAATAACAAATACACCACCAACCTCCCCAAGCCACTCAGTTAGATTAGGATACGTTGTACAAGCAAGTCCTAACGGATCTATCTTTGTAAAAGTGGATAATGGCTATGAATTAGATGAGCTCCATAATGTATTAATTAATACAGGTTCATTAGCATATGGAGATTTACTAATGCGCAGCGGTAACGGTGTTTGGGTTAATACAAAACAACTAAGTGGATCATACACCATAACCGGTTCATTAACCGTATCAGGCTCTTCTACATTTACTAACATAGGACCTGCTACATTTACGGGAAGTGTTAGTATAACCGGATCAACTATACAAACCGGTAATAATACATTAATAGGTAATACAGTTTTAAGCGGAAGTGTAGGTATAAGCGGATCGCAAACATTTTACGGCACCTCAGCCTTTTACGGCAATCACACATTGAGCGGCAGTAGTACTATTTTAGGTAATGCGGTACTCAGCGGTAGTCTAGAAGTAAGCGGATCATCTAATTTCCACAATAGTGAGTTTACCGTAACAGGCTCTACCAAGGTCTTAGGTAATTTTAATGTAAGAGGTACATCTGTATTTTCAAACACTACATTCACAGTTACAGGATCCCAATACTTTACCGGGTCTTCTTTTATAAACGGCAATCAATCCTTAACTGGAAACTCAACTGTAACAGGTTCGTTAAATGTAATAGGAAATATAAACGTAGTAAGCGGATCATCATTTACCAGGTGGGGTAATAAGCTATTCAACTACGCTCAATTCGCTAACACAGCGTCGATACTAGTAACACAGAATGTATCAGCATCCTTTACACTACCGCTAACCTATTTTAACGATGGCGTAAGTATAGTTAGTAGTAGTAGGATGACTTTTGAAAACACAGGATTATATAATATACAGTACGCAGCACTAGCACAACAAGGAAATACTACACCTAGCTTACGTATATGGTTTAAAAAAACAGGATCTAATGTAGATAATTCGAGTACGATTATACAATTGGAAAACAATAGTCAAACAGCTGTAACGTCTCAATTTGCACAATCCATAAACGCAGGAGAGTATATCGAAATATGGTACCACTCCGACGGAGCAAATACATCCTTTCCGTATACTGCTGCAGGAAGTGGATTCCCAGCAACACCATCAATAACAGTAACAGTAACACAGATAGCATAAGATGAGAATATTTCAACCCATAGTAACAGGATCAGTAAACGTACTAGGATCGGTAACTGCAACTAGCTTTACGGGTAGTTTGTTTGGAACTGCAAGCTGGGCTAATAATGTTCTAGATGCCATCAGTTCGTCCTTTGCTGCAACAGCATCGAGTGCGGATAGTCTTACAGTAAGAGGTGCTCTCGTAGTATCAGGAAGCACTACAATAGGTGATGCGAGTACAGACACCATAACTCTAACTGCCGCTACAATGAGTTTGGGCGGCAACTTAAATATAGATAGCAATACACTATTTGTAAATAGTACAGCTAACAGCGTCGGGATAGGCACAAACAGTCCAGCCAGAACATTATCAGTCTCAGGTAGTTTATATGTAACTAATACAAGTACACAACCAACAATAATATCAGATGCTACAATTGTTGCCGCGTTTAAACAAGCAACAACAGTAGATGCTATAACAAATTCAAGTAATTACAATCCAATCTTAGCACTACATAATGTAACAGGCTCGGCGACTAGTTTTGCTCTAATGACTTTTCAACATGGATTTGACAATGGGAATACACCTGTTGGTATAGCTAGAATTGGTACTAAAAAAACAGTTGGGAATAATGGTGATCCATCAACTACCTACGCCGGTGATTTCTTCATACAACTAAGAGCAGCTGGAGGGATACTTAATGAAGCTCTTTATATTAGATCCAACACGAATGTAGGTATAAGTACGACCTCTCCAAACTACAAACTAGATGTATCAGGCTCAGGTAATTTTACGAACGGACTAACAGTTACTGGATCACTACTTGCTGCAAATATAACTGGATCGCTACTAGGATCGTCATCTTATGCATTAACAGCATCGTTTGCATTAAACGCGGGAGGAGGATCGATAGATACAAGCAGCTTAGTGACGACATCAAGCTTTAATGCATTTACAGGATCGGTAGTTACAACATCGTCTTTTAACACATACACAGGGTCTAACACATCACAGTTTGCAGGCACAGCAAGTTTTGCTCAAACAGCGTCGCTGGTAACCGGCACAGTAATCAATGCCATAAATGCACAAAGTGGATCTAACTTCGTTGTAACATCAACACTTGCAATAGATGAAACATTAACAGATTTTGCAAAGACGATAGCTAATACAGCGGCAACCTGGAATCTATTTCAACAAGCAACTGGATCATGGACATCAGCTCACTGTAGATATACAGTTTATAACGCAGGTAATTCAAGAGCAGGTGAATTCGTAACATCTTGGAACGGCACAACAGTATCATACTACGACAACGCAACAGTAGATATAGGAAATACATCAGATATAACACTCCAGTCCTCAATAGCAGCAAGTCAAATAAAGATAGATGCAGTAGCAGCTTCAGCAGGATGGACTATAAAAATGATAGCTACCTATTTATAATAGACTATTAGTTGGATAGTGAAAACTAATTAAACATGGCAAATGAATTTGTAGCCAAGAATGGCTTAATCTCTCAGAATAATTCTATAGTAACTGGATCATTAATAGTTACAGCCGGTATAACCGGATCACTACAAGGCACTGCCTCTTTTGCCTTAACAGCATCTTTTGCACCAAATTACGTTTTAAGTAGCAGTACTGGATCATTTGCAACAACTGGAGCTAATACGTTTACAGGAGATCAACAAGTAACTGGATCTGTTAGTATCAATACAGATTTACGGATACAAGGATCAGTTAATCAAGGAACAGGTAATATTAATTTTGTTGGAAATTCGCACGTAGAAGGTAATAATAATTATGCTGGATTAAAAGGATATGCATTTACAGGAGCATCTGCTGGAGTAATAACATTTGAAGTAGGCAGTGACATATCAGGAGAGATAGGAAATTATGTTGTCATTGATGATACAACTACAACAAAAGCATACAAAGTAGCTTCGTCAGTCTACGATACCGGAGGACTTAATCCTGTCGTTATAATAACTTTAGAAGACATATCATTTAGCGGTAACGGTAAAGTAGCTAGTATATTAACAAGACAACTAACAGGTGGAACAGAGATAGTAGGATATAATTATGGACATGCTGAGGGTGAAACTACAACAGTTACCGGTAATGGAGCACACTCAGCCGGAACTGTAACAACAGCAGTAGGACGATACTCGTACGCAGGAGGTGAATATACAATAGCTAATAGCGATAGTCAAACAGTAGTAGGTAGATATAATCAATTAACAAATGGACAAGGTACCTTTGTAATAGGAAATGGAACTAGCGACCTTAATAGAAGTAATTTACTTTATGCTTCAGGATCACAAGTACAAATAACAGGATCACTAATAGTATCAGGTTCATCTACCTTTACAAACATCGGCCCTGCTATTTTTAGCGGTAGTGTAACATCAACAAGTGGATTTACCGGGTCATTGCTTGGAACAGCATCGTTTTCTGACGCAGTAAACGTTAACTATATTCAAAGACTAATATCAATAGGAATCTAATATGTTATTAACAGCAACAACAGATAATTTAGAAGTTATTTTAGACAAAGCTATCACAACAAGCCAACTTAGCTTTTCTGTGTACTTTGCTGAATACACGAGTACAACTGTTACACCTACAGAAAATACAGGTACTACGAACAGTACGACAGCTGTGAACCTAGTAGCAGCTCCAGCATCAGGAGCACAGAGACAATTAAAATGGTGTTCTATCAACAATATTGATACGGCTGACATAGGTGTAAAGATACGATTTAACGATAATGGATCATTTAGAAATGTACTCTATGTATTTTTAAGAGTCAATGAAAGTATACAATACTCGGAAGAAATGGGATGGAGAGTATATGATTCAACTGGAGCTGAAAAAGGCACTGGAGCAATCAAACAAAACAACTCAGTCATAATACCAGAACAGTTCGGCGCAGCAAGCACCGGTTCAGCAATGACTCTAGGTAGCACAAATGCCTACTGTATGTATTTGGGAAGAGCAGATAGACCTTACTCAAGTGTATCAATTAGATACGGTGTAACGAGCGGGATATCAGGAACTACTTGGGCTGAACTAGCAATATATAGAGGAACTCCTACATTAGGATCTGGCCTGACTATGACTAGATTAGGTTTCACAGATACATCAGCTGTATGGAATAGTACGGGCAATAAAACAACAGCTGTTGCATGTACAGGTATGGCTATAGGAGATGATCTATGGGCAGTATTTTCTAACTCAGCTACAGGAGCAACTCAGCTGAGAGCAGGGCTAGTTGATAGTCAGCTAATCACAGGGAGATTTCAATCAGTAGTAAATAGTCGACCAAGTACTAACAGTACTCTGACAACAACTGTAGACTCATCAACAGCTATGATATGGCTAGCGTGGCAAGGAACTCCGCAAGGAACTTAAAACTAGAAAAATGTTATTAACAGCAACAACTGATAAAATAGAAGTAGTACTAGGTGCGAATGTAACAACAAACCAGTTACATTTGATATCATCGTATAACGATACAGATAGTACGACTGTAACACCAACAAAGACTGTAACTGTTACGAACAATACAACAGCAGTTGATTTAGTACCTGCACCATCAAGTGGACGTCAAAGAACACTTAGATGGGCATCTATCTTCAACTCAGATTCAACTGACGCTACAGTAACAGTTAGAACAAATTATAATGGAACCACTAGGACTGTTATAACAACTAATTTAAAAGTCAACGAGTATCTGCAGTATACTTACAAAACCGGATGGAAGGTTTTTACTCAAGATGGAGCGTTGAAAATCTCAACAAACTATGCACAGACTAGCGATAATTTAACAGGAGCACACGGACTCAATTTAACTAACAGCGGACAATCGATAGGTACAACTGGGACTGCCTACTGTACGTATATGGGAAAAGCTACAAGCAACCACAAAGTGATGTTCGTACAAGTAAGACTTACAACCTTCCCAGCAACGGTAACATGGGCTGAGGTAGCAGTGTACAAAGGTAGATTTACTATTGGAACAGCCACCAATTTTACAAGACTGGGATTTGCAGATGTTGGAAGCACGTGGACAGGTAGTAATACAGCTAAATGGATAATGATACCTTTAACAAACTGCCAACCTGGGGATGATCTCTGGTTTGTGGTCGGTAATGTAGCTTCGACCAGTATGGCTATCAGATCACTTAGCATACCAGATACTATAGGTGCAGGATTCTTACAAACATCAGGATCATGTAGGCCGAGCTTAAATAGTACATTTACAGGTACAATAGATTCATCAACTAATCCATTAAACATTGCAGTAACACACTTTACATAATATGCTAATAAACGGTACATCTGATAAAATACAATTTAGGTTAGGAGGTGCAGTAGCAACTACACAACTTGCATTTACAGTAGACTACAACACCTACAGCTCAACATCTGTTACACCGGTGAGCGCTAACGGCACTTCTAACAATGCAACAGCAGTCGATCTAGTCACCTCACCTTCAGCGGGACAGCAAAATGAGTTAAGATACTGCTCAATCAACAACACCGATACAGCATCAGCCACAGTACAGATACTAGTATTTGATGGAACAAACACAAGAGTGGTATTTCGAGCTGTCCTAGCATCAGGCGATATACTGCAGTACCAACTTGAAAAAGGATGGGAAGTATTAGACACTCTAGGCAATAAAAAGAACGCCAATCAACAAGTATTCGAACCTAGTCTTAGAGGTACTTCTAATTATAGACCAGGATCAATAGCAGCATCAACAGGAACCTTGACATCAGGAACGTGGTATATGATTAAAGCTGGAAGAGCTGAGAAAGCCTATACGAGTATCAACATTGCATACAACGTAACAACACTTGCCTCGACGATAACCTGGGCTGAATGGGCAGTATACACCGGCGCAACAATGTCAAATGCCTTCAACAGTTTAGCTTTCAGAGCAGGGAGTACAAGCGTAGCTAGTGTTGTAAATAGTACAGGAGCTAAAATCACAACAGTAAACACATCAGGTATAAATGTGGGTGATACAATATATTTAGTATACGCAATATCAGCAACTACTACAGGTGCATTAAGATCATACGGTTGGACGGATGATAGCGGTACAACTAATTGGGGGAGCAGTGCGGCAACTGTAAACAATAACAGACCGAGCTTAATACCGAGCACTCAGCTTACAGTTGGATCAGCAACTCAAATTTTCGTAGTATGGCAAGGAAACTAATAATAAAACTATAAAAATATGACAACTTACAACTTAAAAGAAGTAGAAGAAGCAACAATTGGAATGGGTGGATATAACACAACAGTCTACTTAATACCAATTGACAGCCAAGGAAACCCAGTAACTGACTACCAGTGGAAGGACAGAGTTTTAAAAAATAATCAAATGCTTGTATTCGACACTAGACAAGAGTATTTAGATTATTTAGCTCAACCTATATAATTTTTGGTTGTTTTCTAATAATTGTATATATTTATATTAAATAAAACACTATGTCATTTATTATTGCACTCGTAGCCGTACTAATAGTAGGAATATTAATTGCAAACTACTATCCAAAACCAAAGTCGAAGTCACCACTAGCTCAAGGAGAAGTCTTGATCCCGGAAGTAGCAGAACCGGTGCAGGAAGTGGAAGTACCAACTACCAAGGCTACTAAAAAACCAACAACAAAAAAACCTAAAACTCAAGTTACAAAAAAACAAAACAATGGATAAAAAACAACTAACAGCAGAAGAATTACAACAGTTTCAAAACTACAGAACAGAAGCTAACCGCCTTGCAGCTATGCTAGGTGAAATTCACTACCAAAAAACACTAATCGAGTTAGAGCTCGACAACCTAAAAGTAGCTATTAAGAGCAATGTTGACACGCAGCAAGCACTTATGAAAACATTAGGAGAGAAGTACGGAGACGGATCAATCAACATTGAAACAGGTGAAATTACACCAATTGAAGCAAAGTAAAATACAGCTCAATAATAAATTAGGTTTTGCCACTAGTAATAGCTATTTATTAGTAGAAATAAATTATTAAAATGGCAGAAGCACTAATCTCACCAGGCGTTTTCCTAAGAGAGAACGATCAATCGCAAATAACAGCGGGACCAATCGCAGTAGGAGCGGCTCTAGTAGGACCTACCGTAATAGGTAAACCTAACGTTCCAACAGTCGTAACAAGCTACTCACAGTACAAAGCTCTCTACGGTACCACCTTCATTTCAGGAGGTACAACTAGAGAATACTTAACGTCTCAAGCAGCTTACAACTACTTCCAGCAAGGAGGTGAGTCACTATTGGTAACAAGAGTTGCAAGTGGTTCATACACAGCAGCTACATCATCAAGGATTACAAATAACATACCAAACGATACACTCGGATCATTTCAACTCGAGACCTTATCAGTAGGTGATGTGATGAATAATAGCCAAGGAGCAGGAACAGCTGTAAACGGTATATTACCATCTGGATCCATCTCAAACGTAAGATGGCAGATCGCACAAGCCGACTCAGCTTCTGGATACTTCACTCTTTTGGTTAGAAGAGGTGATGATTATACAAATTCTCAAACGGTATTGGAAACTTGGTCTAATATTTCTTTGGATCCAAATCAAAATAACTACATTGCGTACGTAATTGGTGATCAAACGCAAACTGTTGCAGTAGACGAATTTGGACAAGCTTATTTACAGACTACTGGTAGCTATCCTAATAAATCAAACTACGTTAGAGTTAAGCAAGTAAACTATCCAACACCAAACTATCTAAATTCCAAAGGCCAACCGGTATCAGCTTACACAGCATCTATTCCTAGAAACGGAAGTGGATCTTTAAATGGAGCGTTTGGTGGTGCAGAGGGACCATTATATGGTTGCTATGGATCAGCACCTTTGAATTTATTTGAAGAAATTCCAACAGTTCCTGCTGACACACCAAGTGACAATACGCAAGGATTGCTCAACAGCGATTACGACTTAGCAATTAACGTACTATCTAACAAGGATTCATACGTGTATAATTCAGTATACGTACCAGGGTTAACTTCTCAAAACGGACCAAGCCAAGTAGCAACTTTGCTGTCTGTTGTACAAGAGCGTGGAGATGCTATTGCAGTAGTAGACATGGTGGGATACAATTCGCAGATCACAACGGTGTCAAGTGAAGCACAGAACTACGATAATTCATATGGTGCAACTTACTGGCCATGGGTGCAGGTAAGATCAAATGAGACAGGTAGATTACACTACGTACCAGCATCAACAATTGTTCCTGGTGTATACGAATACAATGATAGAGTAGCAGCCGAGTGGTTTGCACCAGCTGGTTTGAATCGTGGAGGTCTTCCAACAGTTATACAGCCAGAAAGAAGACTAACAGTTGGACAGAGAAACACTTTATATAACGCTAAAGTAAACCCAATCGCAGTATTCCCAGGTCAAGGTACAGTAATCTACGGTCAAAAGACTTTACAAGCACGTGCATCAGCACTTGATAGAGTAAACGTAAGAAGATTGTTAATTGCTCTTAAAAGCTATATTGGTCAGATTGCTCAAACATTAGTATTTGAACAAAACACAGCTGTTACAAGAAACAAGTTCTTATCACAAGTTAATCCATACCTACAATTCGTACAACAAAGACAAGGTCTATTTGCATTCAGAGTAGTGATGGACGATACTAACAACACACCAGATGTAATCGATAGAAACTTGTTAGTAGGTGCGGTATACTTGCAACCAACAAGAACAGCTGAATTCATACAATTAGATTTCAACATCTTACCAACTGGAGTAACATTCGGTCAGCCATAAGATAAAATAAACAACAGATGAATAACAATACAAAAGTTAGACTTCGCATATCAAAGCAATTATTTGAATCATTAAGTAATCAAATTTTGGCCGAATCTAAAAAAATGAACTACGGTGCTGGTATGGAAGAGGTTAAAACCAAAAAAACTAAAGTACCAAAGTCACCAGAAGTAGCTAAAACCGATAAGATGAAAGCCATGGAAGAAGCAGCTGACAAAGTTAAAAAGATGGAAGAGTATCACGACTTTGACGATGATGACGACATGGGTAGCGATGATATGTTCGGAGGAGCAGAAATAGGTACTGAAGAAGATCTAAAAAAAGATCTTATTAAGGCTGGGTTTTCAGAAAACGAGGCTGCTAAAACAGCTGCGCAATTAGTAAAGATAGGAAAGACTAAAAAATAACAACAGTACTATTTATTTAAAAGTAAGAACATGCCAGTATTAGATCCAAACGAAATAATGTTCACGGCGTATGAACCAACCGTTCAGAACCGTTTTATCATGTACATCGATGGTATTCCATCATTCATGATTAAAAGTGCAACAGCCCCAAATATCAACTTAAACGAAGTTAAGTTAGATCATATCAATGTGTATCGTAAGATAAAAGGAAAAGCCGAGTGGCAAGATATGACACTTAACTTGTATAATCCAATCTCTCCTTCTGGCCAGCAGGCTGTAATGGAGTGGATTCGTTTATCACACGAATCTGTAACAGGACGTGATGGTTACTCTGACTTCTACAAGAAGGATTTGAATCTATCAATCTTAGGACCGGTAGGTGACGTTGTATCAGAGTGGATCATTAAAGGAGCCTTCATTAAGACATCTAACTTCGGATCTTACGACTGGTCTAACCAAGATGCGATCACAATCGAACTTGGAATTGGAATGGACTACTGTATCCTCAACTACTAATCAATTTTACAAATATTCACAAGCCCCTCTCAAAAAAGAGGGGTTTTTTATTATATCCAGTTTTTCTAACTATTTATAAATGTCTAATTAATAAATCAAATACAATATGGCACTTACATTCACAGGAGGCATAATTACAACCTTTACATCAGGTGCAGTTAACTACCAATCACACACTTTTACATCCTCAGGTAACTTTAAGGTATCAGGAACCGGTACAAAGGCCGTTCAACTACTAGTTGTTGGACTACTAGTTGTTGGAGGTGGTGGCGGTGGTGCCTTAGGTGGTGGCGGAGAATCAAATGTAACTACACGTGGAAACGGCGGTGGTGCAGGTGGCTTATTCTACACAGAGTCCTATACAATTCCAGCAACCTATCCAACGTGGAGTATAACAGTTGGTGATGGTGGTGTAGGTGGGTACTACTATTATCGTGGTTCAGAAGGAGCTGGCAACGGTGGTGTTACAACCTTGTTAGGTGGATCAGCAGCAACAGCATCTGTTAATGCTACATTTAGCGATGGTGGTACTTTTAAATTAACGGGATCCATTGCTACACTGTTTTATATTACGTCAAGTACTACACAAGTTGATACTACAACAACATACTATGTTACAACAGGATCCACTGCAGCAGCTACAATAGCAAACATCGTAACAAAGATCACATCAGTTTCAGGACTAAATGTACTAGCAACCGGCTCTGGAAATAACCTACAACTTACATCAAGTATAATAGGTACAACTGGTAACAGCTTCACATACACATCAGCATCGGTAACAACACAGTTCGGTGGTGGAACCAATGCTGTAACTATCACAGGATCCTACGGTGGATATGGAGGACAACCGGTAGGTGGAAGCGGTGGATCTGGAGGTGGAGGTAATCCAACAGGATCAGCTATATTTGCAGACAGTGGGTCAGCAGGTGGACTACAAGGAGGTAGATCAGGAGCAGGTGGCGGTGGTGCTACAGCAGCCGGCAGCCCAGCGTTCTCGACTTGGGACAATCCATTCCTTATTTGGAGCGGCGGTGCAGGCGGTGCAGGTAAGTCTTATTCATTGCAAAATGGCACAGCAAGCTTCTACGCAGCCGGTGGTGGTGGTGGTGGAGATGTAAACATCGGACCAGGTGCAGGTGGAGCTGGTGGATCTAGCATAGGTGGAAACGGTGGAAGTGGTGTACAAGGAAGAGGTGG